ACCTGCATCAATCGTGATGAACTCAAGTTGCTTACCTAGTAACTCTTCATTTGCCGCCACGAATGTTGTGTTGTTTTCCGTAATTGCCATTTTAAATCCTCCTTTTTTCTGATTAAATGACTTTGATTCCGCTCAGGAATCAAGTTGTAAGTATTTATAGGTTATTTTGGTAAATTATGCTGTAATATTACTTTTTAAGCCAGATCTCGTCACTTTTAGTGCGGTTCACAAATTTGTAACCTAGTTCTTTCAATATAGACACACATTTTGCAACAACATCTGACCTCTTCTCTCTTTTCATTTCTATGTTGATCACAGGATTGTTCTTGGTCAGTGTATCCTTTGCACCGTTCAACAACGGAACTTCGAAGCCGTCCACGTCTATCTTTACGAAGTCGACTTTGGTCAATCCAAAACTGTCCAGTGTCCTGCAATCTATGTTTCCGGGTTCGTTTTGTAATTGCGTAGAGTTGAAGTCTTGTTTTGCTTTGTGTTCTTTGTCCGACAGACCATAAGGCCAGAGTAGCACATTTGTCTCGGTGATGTTCCTTATAAAACATTCCCTGAAGTTGGGGTTTGGCTCGAAACACACAACGCTTTCAAACTTCTCAGACAACGGTCTGGTCCACTGTCCGATGTTGCTACCAATATCAAGACACACGCGATATTTGTTTACATAACTTAATGCACTGTCTCTCTGTGCCTGTTGTCCACCGCCTGCGTCTTCTAAGTATGTGGGTTGGGTGTGCTGGCCATAAAGCACCCAGAAACTATTTTCGTTTGGCATTACAGTCCTTGCAGTCACAGTCGGGACAGTCCCGGCACTGGCCACATGACCTTCCACAGTGCTGTTCGCACTCACACTTCTCACAAATATATTTGATCATACTAGCCATCTACTGCGAATCTTTGTAGGCAATCATTACAGTCACATATATCGCAGTTTTCACAGTTACCACACTGTTTATTGCAGTGAGGTTTGCAGGCACATCTATGGCATTTATTTTTTTCTTTTTTCATTACAACTCCTTAAATTTTTTCAGTATGTCTGTGTTGGGCAGTTTGGATTGTAGTTGCTGTTGCAGTCTGTGTAAGGTCTGCATCTTGCTTTTAATATTCAATTTTTTATAGTTGGCCACCGCTCGTCTTATGTTTCTCAGGTTACTGTCTTGTATGCCCAGAGACCTTTCTAAATTTGTAAGATTTTTGTAATGATCTTCCCAACTTCTAAGGTATCTTCTCAACGCCATCACAGGAACTGGCTGTCTCTGTCTCATGGCCTGTGCTTGATTCTTGTTCTTGAGCTTTTTGGTAATTTCTGGATCGCCCGACACTATGGCCAACATGTTTGCAAGGTCATTGTTGATCATCCTCACTTGGTCGAAGGTGCCTTTTGCCATGGTATGGTCCGAGTATGATTTGACGAAATCTGAGGTGTCCTTGTTTTGACTCATTAAAGCCAGTGCCAGGAAACTTAGGTATATTCGTTCTGTCACCTCCGGAAATGAGTATCTTTGCAAATCACTATGCCGTCTTATTACTTTACCCTCGGATACATACTTTAAAAAAGGTGTTAACATACAGGTATTTATAGAGCATATGCAAAGAAATTTTATTCTAACAGACGTTATGAAGACTGGTTACCATGTTGAACTGGAACAGTTTATTAACCTACATAGTTTAGCCGATCAAAAGTTTGATCTAGAAGGGGAGTACTATACCCTACACAACTATGATTTGGATAGTTATGATAGAAAGTTTGCCATAATTGATTGTAGGGCACAAAATGACAGATTAAAAGATAACACAGAATTCTGTATAGAACTGAGGAAACGTTGTGATTTGTTACACAGCCAAGGATTTATTTTTATTAAATCAAACCCATGGGAATCACTGGAAAACATTGAGAACACTCCACAGTATCCGGAGGTTGCTGTAGAACACATTAAATGGACGGGTGGTGCCAGTTGGTTTTGGTATTACATGTACACCAAACACAAGGGTAAAACTTTCAACTTTGATCACTCTAACAAAAAATACGATTTTCTATATCTCAACAAGATGCCAAGAGCACACAGAACAAAACTTTACGATAAGTTGTCAAACAAAGGAATACTAGAAAATAGTTTGCACACCAATTGGCCAGACAGGAAACTTCCTGCCGAATATGAACTGCCATGGGCACAGGACTATCCGTATTATGGCATGGATCAAGACATATACGAGAAACCCTACAATGACACTGCCTGTAGCATTGTTTCTGAGACCAATGACAACGACTTCGAAGTTTTCATGACAGAGAAGATTTGGAAACCCATCATAGCAAAACAGATATTTGTGGTGCATGGCAATTACCTATACCTACAGAAGTTGAGAGAAATGGGTTTCAAGACATATAACAACTACTTCGAAGAGGCATACGACCTGGATAGGGATCCTGATGTTAGGATCAACACTATTGTTGATGTGTGTGATAGGTTACGTGATGCTCCATTACAAGACATGTACCTACAAAGTCAAGCACTTCGTCAATACAATTTTGATAACTTTTTCAATGAAGAGAAGTTAAGCGAAGAAATTAATAAAACTTTGAATCTATTTCTTGAATTTGCTGACAGCAGTCAAGTTTCTTCTTGAGAAACCTAACCTATCTACCAACTTAACAGCACTGCCCGACTTGTCAACAGCAACAAAACCTTCTGGTTCTGTTACCTCTAGGCCGCCGTCCGTCTGTTGGAATGATCCGATGGCCATGGCCTGGTTCATCTTCTTCAGCACAAAGCCTTTCATTTGCTGTACTGCTTTGTAGAAAGTCAACATGGCCTGTAGTGGTGCTCTTGCACCTGAAAGGAACTGTGGCATCTGTTTCATCTTGTCCTGTCTTAACTGTAAGGCCTTCTGTGCTTTCAGGCCGGACATCTGTTGTTGCATTCTATCTGCGTAGAACTTCTTGAATCCTTGCAGAAACTGATTCACGTTGCTTGGAAGTTCCCCTTGCTTGACCATTGCATTAATGTACATCTGGAACATGGGAATGAAGTCTTGATTCTGTCCTAGGACACTGGAAAGGTTCTTAGGGACGTTGTTCAACAGTGTTTCTAGTTTTTCAATGCTGTTGTAGAATTGTTTTGTTTCATCGTCTGTGAACTTGGCACTGCCTGATACATCTTTGTATGTGGCGTTGTCAAAGAACACATCGTTGTTTTTGGCAAATGAGCTGACGTCTGCTCCTCCTGATGCTGTCATGTCTGCCAGCGTCTCGCCGTTGTATGTTGTGTGGAATATGATTCCTACCTTTGCTCTGTCTATCTGTTTTGCCAAGGCACCGCCCTCAGGCACTGCATATGTTATTGTGTTGGGGGTAAATGTTATGTGAGGCTTTCCGCCTATGTTCTTTCTTGTGATGTCTTCGTCCGTGTAAAGTAAATCACCTTGCACTACACCCTGTATGTTTAATTTTTTAAGATGTACAAGACACTTCAGCAGTTTCTGTCCCAGCTCGTCTGTGCCGTGATTGTTCGCGATGTCTTTCTTTGTGTAATTTACTTTGGCGTTTTGGGCAAACACTGATTTTGTTCCTACGAAGAACTTGCCGTTGTCTGGATTGGTCCCACACACCACTGCAGGAGCACCGTCCCATTTCACAGACACACTCATTGCTTCTGAACTTGATCCTTTCAGTGTAAGTAGTAGTCCTCTGAAGTATTCTAAAACTGCCTTGCCACCCTCGTAGCCATCAGTTATAACGATGTCCTCGATGTGTTCAAGGTGTGTCCTCTTAAACTCTGTTAGGACATCTTCTATCAACATGATTAGTCCTCTTTGTATTCGCCGTCTTTGATTTTTAGTAGGTTCTCTTTAACGTCTCTGTTCTCTTTTATACGAGCGACACCTTTGCTGAACTTGGATGCGTCCATGTTTTTGATTGCTGAATTGAACTTTTTTTCAAGTTTGAATGCCGTGTCCTGATCAAAGTTTTCTCTTATGTAGGTGATCAATCTAATGGTTGACTCTAGTATATGTGAGGCTCTACTCTCCACAACCTCTTCCTTGTCCCTTCTTAGGGGCATTGAGCTTAACTCTTCTAATAAACTTTTAGTATGTTTTTGCATTACTGGTATTTACTCATTATTGTAGCACAATTCTAGCATAAGTCTACTGATTTACGTCCGGACTTGCTTATTTTAGTTTCCTATATATAAAATACTTACGTTGATTGGTGTCATCACGTATATCCAGTATTTTTAAGTTGAACATTTCACTTAATTCTATAATGAATGGCACGTTCCACGCATAGAACTCTATGTGATCTGCTTCAGGCTTATCGTGTTGAACACCTGGGTTTACCCTGAAGAACATTGTGCCACCCTCTGCCAGTAGATCCACGCATCTGCCAACCTCTGCTATGATCTTGTCCCTGCTACCAAAGTTCACAGAGCCTAAACATAGTATGACATCAAACTTTTGATCCGTCTTGTATTCCAGTGTGCCAACTTCAATGTCTGCCAGGTCGTTGTAAGGGTCTATGCCGATGAGGTTATCTATCTTGCCTTTGAATTCATTGTATCCACAACCAACGTCAAGCACTGCTCTCGGCTTCAGAGCATTCACTTCATCTATGAGCGCCAGTCCAGAGTACTTCCATTTCTTCATGTCGTTCTGCCAGTATTTTGAGAAGTATTTGTGTAGGCAGGCGTCGTCTATGACTTCGGAGTATTTTTCCAGTGTGTCACAACGTTCTACCTCAACACCAAATGTTTCTTTGATATAGGGTTGTGTGATCTTTGTGAGGTCGTTTTGACTGTGACCTAAAAGTTTGGCAAATATTTTCTTGTTCATATACTAATACTATATTATACAGGAACGAAAGTCTATATTCTTTTTTTGATTTGTTTTGAAAGTATCTTGCTAGTTTCTTCTGTTTTGACTCCTGTGACCACCAACATTGGACGAGGCTTGTTGCTGGCGTTTGCTGTTGCGTGTGGAGTGTTTTGCCAGTCAAACGTGTGTATGTCTCCGGTTCTCCATCTGTCAAACTGCTCATTACCATACATAAGGAATTGGCCTGGTTCCCAATCTTGCAACATTACCATGATACGAACAACATTGTTTGGGTCAGCATCTAGGTCATACAGTTTGTCTATGTGCATGTTCAACACTTCTCCAGTGAATTGTATGTGTAATTTAGATTTTGTAGGCTCCATTGCGAAGAAGTCAGTCATCCTTTGCAGTGTAGGACATTTTGTAAAGTCTTTGAGTCCCCTGTATATTGTCATCTTGGGATCAGCACCTGCCGTCTTTAGATCATTCTCTTCTGATTCAACATCGATGTTGGTATTTTCCCTGCCGGTGCCTTCCCTACGGTTCCCCCAATTCAACGGCTTGGCATCTGCTATGATTGCCTGTAGTTCAGTCTGCCATCCGCCTGTGAACTTGCCCAAGTGTTGGACACAGTCTGTGTCCTTGTGCCACTTGTTGAAATGATACTTGCTCCTTGCTTTTGAGTCCTCCCAATTACTTGTAGACATAAACTTGTATTCCTTTGTCTGCGTAATTATGTAAACGACCTTTTGTGCTAGGGAAACTGATACCTAATAACCTACAAAGGTCAACATTGTCCTTAGGCATATAAATTTTATCTTTGTTGTCTTTGATGAATTGCATTGTGTCCTTATTCTCTGCTTGGATGTTTTCCCACATGAGATCAAGATTTACAAAATGTTGGTAGTTGGGATATGTGATATTGAACTCTCCACACAGTTTCCACCACTCCAAACATTCGTAATCATTCCTATACACCATGACAATAGGATGGCCTAGGTTTTTGAGATGGTCGAGCTCGTGTGCAAATGTGTGTGACTTTATAATTCTGTTGCCTTCGCCCGAGAACGGTAGATCCCAATTATCTCTGGTTGTCCTAAACTCCATGCCCGGATCCCAGTATGCTCCAATGTGCATTAAGTGACTGCGTCCAGGGGTATCAGCATCGTGGTGGTAGGTTCTAGCCTCTGAATAGTCTGTGTGATCAATGTCATCACTCCAGTAGATATTCTTAACGACACTACTCCATTTTGATCCTGGTGCCCCTGTAAACAGTATGTACATTATTTTGTCAGCTCTTCCTTGTACACGGCATTGTAACCCAATTGATTCTTTCCAAAATCAGACAGTGTTTTCAATGCTCCTGGTGTGATGAATGACTTCAGTGTTCTCACTGCGGCATCACCCTCTGCACCTGTTCTCCATTCGTACTTGCCCACTTTCTTTTCGATAGCGGCCACTGACTCTGGATCCTTGATCATCTTGTCCAAAGCGTCAACAAGTTCCTGTTTGTTTGGATTGCCTGCGTTCACCCAGAATGCTTTCTGTAGTGCATCTCTCCAACTCTTGACAAGTTTGTATGCATCATAGAAGTCACCACTTGGTGCAACTCCATATGTGGATTCATACAGTGCTTCAAATGTTGGTTCTGTGAAGTTAGGATCAGCATCATGATCACCTGTCTTAACATTTAATAGTCCATGATGGAACCAAGTGTATGCATCGCCTTTGCCTATCACTGGCATCACGTGTTTCTTGTATGCGGCAGGGTTTTCCCTTGTAGCATTTAAGTCACCTCTAATGAATGCAAGTCTTCTCTCAGATCCTTTCATTCCTTTTACCCATACTATCTTGTCCTCAAATGTCTTAACTGGATCACCGTTTGGTCCTGTAAGCAACATAACGATCGCCATGATCTCTGGAGTCATTCCAGATCCTGATGGAAACTGTATAGGTCCGTTCTTTGTGTCTGCCTTGTTCCTTGCACCCACAATGATGTTTAGATTCATGTGTCCTACTGATTCCCAATCAAAGTAATTGTACTCAACAGGTTCAACAAGATATGATATACCGTTACCACCATGTGATACTAATATAGTCTTGTCGTCGAACCTTAGTTCATTTTGGAACTCGTTTGGTCCCAGTTGATCCCTTGCACCTGGCTTGTAGATCAAGTTGATCTTTTCTCCAAGGTGTTTCTCCCATTCTGCTACAACTATCTGTGCCCACACAGAAGTTCCACCAGAAGGTTTTTGAGGCACGATTAAATTGTAATCTGCCAAGGCTGTTGTTGTCATCAACACCAAAGCCATTATTGTTTTCTTAAGCATAGTCTAGTCTACTCCGTTTTGTTATTCCCCAATACAGTAATAGTATAACACAGATCATTATAAAAATAAAGATCGGTCTTGTTATCATATCATTTACCGTATGTAGAGATGTTAGTTGATAAGTGAGATTGTATATCCTGTCACTCAACAGGTACCCTATCAGCAGTGCTGGCCTGCTGACTTGGAATTTTTTACATAGCAGTCCCATTATAGAGAATGCTACAAGTACCGCAAGGTCTTCCCAACCTCCTGTGTACTGCAAGGTTGCCCAGACAATCACAGCAAGTATGAAGGGAAAGTAATACACATATGGAATACGTGTGACCCACCCTGCGAAATATGCCAGTCCATAACAAATGACAGCAGTGATGATTGTTCCTAACAAGAAAGCAAATGTCATGCTGTCAAATAATCTGTCGTCGTAAAATGTATCAGGTGATCCTAGGTCAATGCCCAGGTACAAGAATAGTCCCATCAGTATCGCGGCGAAACTTGCACCGGGTATACCGAACAGAACTGTTGGAATGAATGAAGAGGCCTTCTGTGCGTTGTTGGCACCCTCGGCACCTATCACGCCCTTGACGTTTCCGTTTCCAAACTTCTCTTTGGGATTGGCCGCAACCGTGGCACCATACGCCAACCAGTCTGCCATCGCTCCACCCAGTCCGGGTAGAAGTCCTATGAAAGAACCTATGGCTCCTCCTCGGATGCTGTCCTTCCAACACCTGACAGTATCTTTCATTCCTTGTTTAAGGTCATGCCAACTGCCGTGTTCTGCTTTGATTGTAGTTGTGGTCTTTCTATTGAACCAACCATTCCACAGTTCTGGTATGGCAAAAAGTCCTGCAACGAAAGGCAGTATCTGCACACCGTCCTCGAGATATCTCCAACCCATCGTGAAACGAGGTACGTTGTTCACGTCAACACCAACCAGTCCTATTGTGACTCCAAGTACAATGGCTAGTGTGCTTCGGA